GCTACACCTTTAGGTTCATGAATGTCTGGGTCTGTAATTACATTATGTTGTATTGTCATTTAAATTCCTTAAAAGGAGTGGGGTCCGAAGACCCCTATCCTTATACTTCTACGTGATATTCAATAATCACTGTTGCAGTACCAGCAGTATATGAGCCAGTTGCAGCAACAACAAGTTCACCAGCATTAGCACCAATAGTTTTATTAACTAAAGCACCATCACCTACAATTACTTGACCAGCAATAGTAGGAGTAATAGCAACGTCTAAGCCGTCATTATCAATTTCAACACCAGCACTTGTTTGTAAACCTACGTTTAAAGAAGTGCCTCCTGCCCATACAGTACCTGTAATCCATTTTGAGGATACGATAGTTGCATTTGCAGGAATTGCAAATTGAAGATTTGTACTACCAGCAGTAGGTAAATCAGCATAAGTAAACTGCCATTCAGCACGTTTAATTTGACCTGTTGATTTAGCCTGACCGCCCCATTTTGCATCTTTGCCTCTTGGTCCATAATGATTAAGGACATTGATGCCAGCTGAATTTTCATAAGCCATGTTTATTCTCCTTAATAATTAGTTGGGTGAGTTAAAATAACACCAAGAGTGTCTACACGTTGAGCACCTAAGCCATAACGTGAAGTTACTTGATACTTGTCTGCACGCTCTTCATTGTCTCTCCAACCTTCTGTTTTAGGAGCACGTCTCCAAGCATGCATAATTGGCTTGCATGAATCATCTGCTACGCACATGAACACGTTAGCCTTATCACCAATTTCACCAGTATCATTAGCTAAGCTATATGAAGAAGCGTTAATAGCTTCTGCAGCTGTTAATGTTGGTAAGAAATTAGATGTATAAATATCCCAACCAAAGATATTGCGAACAAATTTATGGTCTCTAGCGAAACCTTCTGTTACCATACCTTCAAACATTGGGTTGTTTGATACGTTAACAATGTTTGTTAAGCTATTTAATGTAGCTTCAACAACAGGGTCAACAATAGCAATACGACCTGAAGCAGGAGCATTTGCTTTATCAAATGCTAACTTCATAGAAATAAAGTCAGATAGTGTAACAGTACGTGTTGTACCACCTGAACCACCAGCTACCCAACGATGTGGACGGCTGTTTACTAAGTTTAAGTTAGCGGCTGTTTGAGCAGCGTTAGCTACGTTTAAAAAACGTGTTTCATGATGTTCACCAAGAGCACGAGTCGATTCCATAGCACGCATAGCCATAAGTGTATCAACTTGAGAACCATCTTCACGAAGGTCATCAGACACTTTCCAACCATCACCAACATAGTCAGTAATAGAAAGTGTAATTGTACCTGTGTCGATAGGACTATAGTTGAGAGGAGTATCCTCAGCTGCATCTTGAATTGTTACAGTACCTACTGTTTTGATGTTAAGAGTTGTACCTGAACCAAAGTCTGTTACATCCCTCCACATACCTTCAGGAAGTAGATAATCGTGTAAGTTTTCAAGAATAAACTGTGAATACTGTTGCGCTTCAATAAACGCAGTTGTATTACTTGTTAATTGTGACATAGTTTATTCCTCTAAGCTAATTGTCGTTTTACTTTTTCTCCAGCAATTTTCCAAGCACTAACTAAATCTTTTGTTGATGCTCCACGTTTAACTTTAGCAGATAACTCTTGAGGAGTTGTACTCTGATTATAAGTTTCTGTGTTAACATTACCAGTAGATTTAGCTATATTAGTAGGTTTATTATCAAACCCAGCTAATTTAATTACTACACTTGGAGATGTAGTTGCTAGACCATTTAATTGAGCTACAGTTAAACCTGAGTCAGAAGCAAGTTTATTGTAAACTTTTTCTGCTTCAGTGCCATAAACATCTTGAAACTTTTTAGCAACAGAAGCTGCATTAGCTTTTGCTGTTTTATTAGTTTCATTTTGTTGTATAGCTTGTTGAACTAAAGCCATCACGTTATCTTGTTGTATTCCTTCTTGAGGAGCTGTCTGCTGCTCGTATGAAATACCAGACTTTATTTCATCTAAAAGTTCTTGAGTAGTCTTACGTTTAGTAAGCTCTTCTCTTGCTTCAGCAAGTTCTTGTTCAAGAGTTTTAATATGCTCTTGAGCATGAGGTACTGATTTAAGAGCTTCTTCAGGACTTTTATATTTTTTCCCCTCACCTACTAGTGCTTGAACTTCTGTCGGAATTTCAAACGGTTTAGTTTGGGTATCTTGTTGTTGAGTTTCCTGGGTAGGTTGCTCAACAGGTTGTTCAGTTGTTACATTATTCTCTTCCATTAATATCTCCTTGGTCAGAAGGTATTAGATTATATAATTTAGTATAAGCTTTTTGTATTCCAAGTAAATAAGCTTGATGAAAAGACCAAGAATGATTACTAAAATTGTCTTCACTCATAGCTTTTCTTTGAGCTAAAGATATTTGTTCTTCACAATATTCTCTAATCTCTCTTAAGGCTTCTACTTTACTTAAAGCTTTACCTTTATCTGATTTTAAATCCATATATATCTATTATACCATATTTTTATTAAAAAGTCAAGTATTTGACTTATTGTTCTACAGGAGGAGTACCTTGTTCCATAGCTCCTAACTGTTGATTTAGCATTTCTTCATCCATAGATGGAGCAGTAGCTTGAGCTTGTAAATCATTTTGGACTTGCATCTTAAGTTTTTCTTGTTCAGCTAACTCAAACAACTGAGCATTATCTTTAACAAAGTTATATTTTTCAAAGCCCATATACTCTTCTACCATACCTGCTAAATTCTTAACAGAAATATGAGGCATAATCATTTGTCCTACTGGACTATTAAATAGACCAATCATATTCTGCATTAACTGCGCTCTTGCTGCATAATGTCTAGCACCAATAGGTCTAATATGACCTTTAGCAGTTAAATCTTCTTTAGTAACTGTCATAAAATCTAAAACACCAAAGTCACTATCCATAACTTTAGCTAACTCTGGCATATTTATATTACGTTTTGCAGTCTCTAACATTGTATTTAAAATAGGTTCTAAGAACTCAATTTCAAATTGATTAATCTTATTCTGGAATATACGTGATGCTGCATTTTGTAATTGTTGTACTTCAAATGCTGTTTTTTCACCAGGAGTTCTAAAACCCATAGCTTCTTTTGGAGCTCCTGCCATTTCTTCCATTACTGCTAGCAATGCTGCAATTTCATTATTAACTTGAAATGCAGCTTGATTAGGAGGCATAGGTTGAATATCTCCATCTTCTTGTAAATGAATAATAGACTCAGGACCCCATGCAAATGGTTCTACTTCACCTTTAATTTTAAGTGGTGGATGAATAGTTAAATCTAAAGCATCAGCTTTTAAATTTTCTAAATGGTCAATACGATACTGGAGTCCTACTAGATTATCTAAAGGACCCATACCGTAGAGATTGTCTGGACGTTTTCTCCAACTTACATGGTGTTTAGTATCACGACCAATGTAACTAGGATTTTCTATATTTCTTAATACATAACTTCTGTCAACAATAGTAATAATTCTATTTTGATGTAATGTATTAGTTGCTGTTTCATAGTAGTCACCTTCAAATTCTAAGATTTCTACCATATTAGATTGATAATATTCTTGTAAAGTTCCAAATCCATCTACAATATAAGCTTCTGCTTTATTTACATCTTCCATACGGAATTGCGTAATAGATTTTCTAATATCTTCTACTTTTTTAACAGCTGCTTTTTTATATTGTAAATCTGGTCTTTGTTCTACATCTTTTTGTAGCTCACCTATAGTTTTCATATAACGAGTAAACTTAGGTGATTTATTAAATGAAGATGCTGCAGGATTAAATACAATATCAAATGGTGAAATACGTACTAATTTAGGACCATTGTACGTAGTCACCATTTCTCCAGTAATCTGGTCTACATGTTGTTCATTTATATATTGTACTTCTGCAAAAGCATTACCATAATCAATATAATCATAAAGTAGTTGAGCTGTTGTTTCTCTAAAACCTGATTCTTTTACTTTAGTTTTAAGATAAGCTTCAATAGCTTTACGTTTTTTATATGTAGCATCATTAAGTGTAGAACCTTCCCATTTCATCCAATCATCATTAGGAAATAATGCATCCATATAGTTAGCATGTAGGTTATCTCTAATCTGGGTTAGTTTAGGTAAAGTAGTTTTATTTTTCCAAGGCAAAGTCTGATTAGAGGTTTTAGTTGTATCTGTAGCAAACAGATAGTTTCTAAGTTCTCTCCACTCAGCTTCTTTTGGTTCTCTTTGAACCCACCATTTATTGTATAAGCCTGATAGCTCACGAGCTAAATTCTCTTGACCTATTGCTTTTACAATTTGTGCTACTTCTCCAGCCATAAATATTCCTTAGTAAGATACTCCACCAAATCTAGAATGGGTTAATACATTTGTACTTGTTCTGTCTATTATACCACCTTTATAACGTGGTACAATTGCTATTGCTATAGCATTAGAAAGTGCATCTTTAACATCATCATGAGGAGGATGTACTTGCACTAGTTCTTCTTCTAAAATTTGACAATTACCTCCTTTGTAATGCCAAATCTGTAAGTTATCATATTTAGGTTCTAATACTGTACCTACTCGTGTTTCTTTATCACCTTGATAACGTGTTGGTCTAAACTCATCAATAGCTAAAGCTATACCATTTGGTTTAAGATAACTATCTTTAAGTTCTTTAACAATTGTTTGTTGTGCTACTGTAACTTCAGCTCTAAGTTTTCTAAAACCCCACTTTTCCCAAGCTCGTAGTATATGTTCATAGTAGTCTACAATTCTATCTGTTTTAAATCTATCTATATCTAAAACATAATAGTTACTTCTATTATCAACACCTATAGTTACTAAAGCTGTACTATCAGCTTGTTTACGTAATGAGAACGCAAAGTCAATAGCTGCATATACATTAAGTTTTCTATCTCTAATATACCAGTCACCTTCTTTATTACTTAATGCTGCTCTATCATAGTATTGAAAGTTTTCAGCATCTATTTTAGATGTTTGTGATGTATTAGGATTATTATAATACTGTGCATAAAATTGTGTTTGGTCTATGTATTTAGCTTTAATTCTTGCTAGTTCTTTAGCATCAAATCCAAATGATTTACCATCTTTACGTTGTTGTTTAGCCCAAAGAAACTCACCATCTGTTTCTACTACACGTTGAAATAATTCATATACTGTCTCTTCTTTTTCTTCATTACCTTCACTATCGTAATGAATTTCTTTCATGTTAACCATAGTATCATAAATATCCCTAGGATGATAACGGGTACCAACCACCCACTCGAAAGCTCCAGGATTCTCAATAGAAGCGAGTTGGGAATATGCTGAAGAAACTTTAT